ATCGGTCTGCCAGGAGAACATGTCGCCGAGCATGTGGAAGTCGAACTTGAGGATCGGCACGCCCGGCCGCTTGCGGTCCTTGTACCGCTTGTAGCTTGGCGACAGCGCTCGCCATTTGCGGCCGTTCGGATCCTGCTCGAGCTTGGCGCGCTCGCGCGTGGAGCGCAGCAAGTACTCGCCCCAATCCTTGAGCATCAGCTGGCGGGTTTCGCCCTCGAGCTTGCGCATCGCTTCGGCGATCGCCGGACGCGCGGTGTCGGCGGTGAATTCGATCCTTGCCATTACAGATCCCCTGTCAGCAGTTGCAGCGTGCCCGCATCGATCTCGCGCTGCAGATCCGCGACGCGCAACACCGCTGCAGAACTTAGGCTGTGCGGTCCTTCGGCGGCCAGCGCCACGTCGACCACAACGCGCTCTGTTCGCGCGCCCGGCAGCACGTAGCGCAGGCGACCGGTGGAGATCTCGAGAAGCACCGCCAGCGGGTCGAGCATCGCTGCAGGAATCTGCGCGACCGAGGTGGCCATCGCCCACGGCAGGGCCGTCGGCAGCTGGTCGGCCAAGGCCTGCACCGCCGCGGTACCGACGCGCGCGCCGGCCTGCGCAAGCGCCGGCAGCAGGCTGGGCTGCAGCGCGCCGACCAGGTAGCGCGTCGGATGGCTTTGCTCGGTCGCGATGTCGTCCAGCCAGCGGCCGTAGCCGGCCTGCAGGGCATCGCGTGCACGCGGCCGTGCCAGTGCCGCGGCTGCGGCCTCGGCTGCTGCCGACGCTGGCAGGCGCGTGGACTTGTCCAGTACGAACTGCAGCGCGTCGGTCACCTGTCCGGTGAGCGACGGCGGCGTGAGCGGGCCGCCGCGGCGTGATGGCCAGGTATCGGCGCTGGCACCAGGTGGATAGCCGAAGCCAGGATCCACGCCCGCTGGCGTAAGCACCTCGTGCGGTCCGCCTGGGCTGCGCTGGCCGACCAGGACGGCCTGCATGTCCACCGCCGGTGCGTCATCGGGGCCACTCTTGCCCAGGCGCTTGAGATCTCGCTCGTTGAGCGCCTGCACATAGCATTGGCAGCCCCAGCCATTCGCCGGGAAATGCGTGCGCCACCACGGGTGATCGAATCGCAGCACCAGGCCGTGCCAGGCCAGATGCTGCGGCCGCGGATGCTCCACCGCGTCGCTGTGCTGGTACTGCCAGTAGGGTCGCACCTTGCTGAGCTGCATCAGCTGGGCCCAGCGGCCCGCGTTGTAGCTCTGCCGCAGGTTGGTCTCGTAGATGACACGCGAGCGCCAGTTGCGGCCGCCGTTGTAGTCCCAGCCGTAGGTGGCAACGATCCGATCGAAGTCAGTTCGGAACTGCGCCAGTCCGGTGCCCTGGCTGATCGCCTTGTCGATCGCCGCGCGGAAGTCGGCCAGCATGTCGGCTCGGTTTGCGCCAGCCACCATGAAGGCCACATCGTGCTCGCTCTCCCAGACATCGAGATAGCTCTCGGTGAGCACGTCCTTCTTTCGGCTGAAGAACTCGATCTGCTCGGCGAACGGCAACTGCGCGGTGGCAAGGGCCGCCATCGATCAGCCCTCGGCCGTGGACTGCTGCACGTCGTAGCGACCGGTCAGCGTGGCGGCCACCAGGCCGTCGGCCATCGCCGCGGCGTAGTCGTCCAGGGTCATGTCCGGCTGCAGGTCGAACAGGCGATCGCGCAATTCCTCCAGCGAGTCGACCTGCTGCGCCAGCTGGCGTACCTGGTCGACCCAGACGCCCGCCGGCGCGGCGAGTTGCCGATCCAGCTGCCGCGTCATCACCACGCTCGGATCCGGCGCTGGCGTCGAGGTCGCGAACGCTGCCGGATAGTGCCGGCGCAGCAGCTGCAGCACCGCATGGTTGGCATCGGCAAACTGCGCACCGTCGATTGCGGTCGGCGGCGCGAGCGGATCCGGCGCGGGTTCCGCCGGCTCGTAGTTCGGGCCATAGGTCTGCTCGATGTAAACCTGCTTGGGCTTGTAGCCCAGCGACTTGATCTTGATGTCCCGATCGGCGAGCGCACCCAGGTCTTCCGGCTCCTCTGTGATGCGGTACACCCGCGGCACGGCCGCGCCGGGGAAGTTCCACTCGGTGAGCCACCGCGCCGGCCCCTGGTTGAACGACTCGCACACCAGGTCGGCGTCGGCCTTGATGATGTCGCCGCGCACGGCCGCTTGCAGCTCGTCGTTGCCGAGCTTGCCCGCGGTGCCCTGGGTGCTGGCGGTCTGGCCCAGTACGACCTTCTGGATCGTGGCGTCCATCTGGTCCTGCAGGGCCTTGTAGTCCGCAGTGCCGCTGCGAGCCGCCTCAAGCAGATCCAGCTCCATGTCCTTCGGCATGATGATGCCGCTGTCGACTTGGACGGCTCGGGTCGCCTGCAGCAGCTTGGTCTTCTCCGGCGCGCTGGCCTCGGCGTCGTATTTGCCCACCGCGGTGGGCATGCCGAACTTCTCCAAGTAAATCAGCCAGAACTTCAGCCCGTTGCGCTTGAACAGCACCGGCCAATACAGCCAGTGCGCCAAGCCCAGGCCATAGGGCTCGTCGTCGTTGTCGGCACCGCTGCAGAAGTTCCAGAAATAGGGCGCAGGCGCGGGGATGCCCTCGAACATGTTGTCCATCGTGAGCAGGCGCAGGTCGCCTTCTTTGCCGTAGCGGAAGCGACGGCGGTTGCGCACTTTGATCGCCTGCAGGCCGATGCGTGCGCCGTCGGGCTTGTAGATGATCTCGGCCACGGCGTAGCCGTAGGCGATGCCGAACAGCATCTTGTTCGTGACGGCATCCCAGCCAATGCCGTGCAGCTGCGCGCGCAGGTAGTCCGCGGCCTGGCGATCGATTCGCTTCTCGCCGGCAGCCTCCACTTGCCACTCGCACTGGGTCACTGCCAGCTGGCGCTGGCCCAGCGTGGCCTTCACCTCCGGATCGGAGAGCACCTGCTCGTAGATGACCAGGTCGTTGCCGCCGCGGCTGCGCAACACGCTGTCGTAGGGCGTGAGCAGCGGGCCGGTGTAGCCGCGGGTGATGTCGATGCCATCGGCGGTGGTCGCGATCTCGCGATTGGTCTCGGGGCGTGGGGTGGTCATGCGAATCCTCCAAAGTCATTGCCGCCCGACACGCCGCCGAAGCCTGTATCGGTGTACGCACCGGCGATCCCATCGGCCACGCCGTCGCCGACGAAGGCGCGGCGGCCGGTGGACTCGTATTCGATCTGGGTGTGCACCACGTGGTTGAGGGCGGCGAACTGCATCAGTGCGCCGGCTATCGCGCCGTCGCCATGTCGCACCAGGTCGGCGTCCTTGAGGTCGGCACGCTCGAGCTTGGGCACCATCGGGATGCCGTCCACGTACTCCACCGCGCGGTGGTCGTCTTCGAGCGAGGCATCCCGCGGGAGCGTGATGTAGCCGTCCTCGAACAGCGCGATGTATTTGCTCATCCACTCGCCGTACCAGGCGCGCGAGAGCGTGACCTCGTGGACCGGGCCGCCCTTGTAGCGACCGGTTTCGTCGTCCAGCTCGGCGCGGCCGTACCGGTCGCCGGTGTACTCCATCAGCGTCTGGCCAGGGCCAGTGGCATCGCCGGCGAACGTCCAGCCGCGAAGCGTGTCGAGCAGCGCCCACAGGATCTGCTCTTGCTGGCGAGTCGGCGCGTTCGCCAGCTCGATGATGAAAGGCACATCACGGCGCAGTTCCTGGGTAATGCGTGCCGGCTTGATCACCGAGAAGTGCCGATGGCGCGCGAAGTCCATGCCCACTGCCCAGCGGCCCGTGAAGCCCGACATGGCGTCCTTCAGCACGGGCAGCAGCTGCAACGTGATCCAGGTAGCGCACCAGATCTCGCGCTCCTTCTCGGAGCGGCGCGGGAAGTCGTCGTCGAAGACGATGCGCAGGACTGGCCGCACCTCGGGCATGGCCCGCTCGATCCAGACTGACGGGATCGCCGAGCCGTCGCCGTCGCGCGGCACCACATCCAGCTCTTCGCGCATGGCCGCCTTGCGTGGGCCATAGGCGGCGCGGATGCCGGTGTACCAGTCCTTCTTGCCGTCTGGCGTCGGCGCCGTACCCCGCATGGCGCAAATGCGCTCGTACAGGCCATTGGCGACGGCGTCGTCGAACGTGATACGGATGACGCCGGCGCGCTTGCCGTAGCGGCCGGCCCTGACGTCCTGGACCAATTGGTTGAAGGCGTTTTTCTTGCCGCGGTGCGTCGCCCAGACGCGAATACGACCGCCCCAGATCAGCAGCGCCGTGGCCGATTCCAGGGTCTTGGCGACGTTCTTGTGCAGCGCTGCCTCATCGAGATCCACATCGCCCTGCAGGCCGTGGATGTTCTCGGGCCGGGACGACAGCGCAGTGATCTTGAAGCCGCTGGCGAAGCGCACGCGGAATGCCTGGATGTTCCGGCTGGAGCCATCGGGCTGCTGGTCAACGAAAATGTGCTGCTCGATCCGGGTGGCCTGGCCACGCGCAACGATCGGCGCGAACTTGGCGACGTAGCCGATGTACTCCAGGCCTTTTTCCCTGGTGTCCGCCGCATACCAGATGTTGCGACCGCCAGCCTCTTTCGACGAAGCGGCGGTGATGGTGTCGGCCATCGCCTGGGCGAACGTGATCCCGGTGCGGCGTCCCTTCTCGCAGACGGCGATGTCCAGATCCTGCTGCATGCGGATCCAGGCCGATTGGTGCGCCATCAGCACGCCATCGGCGAACGGGTCGAAGTTGGCCGGGATCTGGCGGACGCTCTCGGGCAGCTCGTCCCAGTCGACGAGCCGCTCAGTGTCAGGTAGTGCTGCAGGGACGCCCATAGATCACATGCCCATCAGGACTTGTTCGCGCCAGAACTTCGCGTCCTCGGCGGACAGGCCGCGCGCCTGCGCCGCGGATTCGACCCGCTGCGCGGCTTCAAGCAACGCCTTCTCGCGCATCTCCACTGCCCACTTGTTGCGGCTGACGCTGGCACGGCTGAGCGTGGCGATGTTCTTGCCCGCCTTGCCGAGCAGGTCGATGCGCGCCGCAGGACTCATCTGGTCCTCGCCGTCGGTGACCTCCTGCAGGGCCAGCAGCGCCTCGAAGATCTCGGTTTGCACCAGACTCATGATCGCGTTGCTTCGATCGTCGGCATCGTCCGGCGCGGCCTGCGTGATCAGCTTGGCCGCCTCGGTGCTTGCCCGGATCGCAGCCAGCCGGCGCTTGAGCTGCTGCCCGCGCTCGCCGATGGCCGACTTGCCGATCTCGTAGCCCTTTTCGGCGAGCCACTCCGACAGCGCGACGTAGCCGCCGAAGCCGTTGGCAATCAGGCGGTCTTCCAGTTCGGCGCGCACCTCGTCGGGTAGCTGATCGATCTTGCTCGCAGGGGGCATGACGTCACCAGTACTTTTCGGGACGGGCGATGCCCGGCTCGCAATCGACGGTGTACTCGACAATGTCGGTGCCGAGCCGGCACAGGTCCGCCATCCAGCGACCGTCCGGCTTCTTCTCGATCTCGACCAGGCGGCGGTCCTTGAGGTATTCCAGGGCGCGGCGCACTTCCAGCTGCGTGGCATCCGGATAGAGCGCCTGCACGGTGCTGATGAGGATTTCCTCGTAGGCGCCATAGGGCGATGCGTTATGCAGAGCCAGCAGCAGCACCCAGCGCAGCTGCTCGCGACGGACCTTGTCCATGTCCAACTTAATCACGCTTTGCCCCCCTGGAGCTGGATCATCTTCATTTCGGAATTGATCGCGTCGAGCTTTGCCTCGATCACGGTCTGGCCGCGCACGTAGTCCTCGCGCCGCACGTACCTCTCTGCCATCTCAATGCGCAACTGCAGCACGGCGCGCTCTTGTTCGCGCCAGCCATCCGCCAGCCGCTCAAAGCCGTTCATGCGCAGGTCGATGCTGGCCTTGATCTGGCTGGTGCCCCACTTGACCAGGCCGACCAACACGCCAGCGCCGGCGATCAGCAGCGAGATCACTTGCCACACCTCGAGCACGATCTTCATTGCTGACCGTCTCCGCGCGTGAGATCACCCAAGCCGGCGGCCGCCTGTCCGCTCAGCCGCCCCGCAGATGCTCGGTCTTCGTTGATCTGCTGGAGCAGCGCCTGCCATTGCTGATCGCGCATCAGCGCATCGAGCACGCAGGGCACCTTGCGTCCGTCCGGCAACGCGCAGGCCAGCGGCGGCGGCGGCGGCGCCTGGACAGGGTCCGTATAGGCCGCGGGCAGCTGCGCGTAGACCAGCACCGGCCACTCGACCAGCTCCGTCCGCACCAAGGCCGGCTTACTGGCCCCACAGGCCGTCAGCAACAGCTGCGCACACAGGCTGAGTACGAAGAGGAGTGCAGTTTTCATCGGCGTTGACCAGATTGGTGAACTTCTGCCGCAACTCCGCGGCTTGGCGTTCGAGGGTGGCGATGCGCCGGCTGCGCGCCGACAGTTCTTCCGTTGCAGCCTTCTGCTGGTCGAGCCGGCGTTGCCGTTCGGTCGTCAGCGAGTCGCGGAGGGATTTGGTGACGTTGGCTGCATTGCCGGCCAACTGCTGCGCGGTGTCGCGCTCGGCGGTTCGGGTCGCAAGGTCGGTGCTCAGCTGGGCGCGCTCGGCGCTGCCGTCGCTTTTGCCCCAGCGATAGCCCAGCACAAGCCCGCCGACAAGGGCAGCAAGCGCCACGATCAGCAGCAGGCGCACCATGATGGCGGTCATGCCTGCACGGCCTTGTGCGCGCGGCGCAGGCGCCACCAGGTGTAGATGCTGGCCCCAGCCGCGACCAGCAGGCCGAGCGCGATCACCAGGCGCAACCAGGGCGGCAGGCCCGCGGTGGACTGCGCCACGGTGTTGGCCTGCTGCACGACCGGCATGAGCTGTTGCATCGCCGGCGTCACCTGCTGCACGACCTCGGCGATCGCGCCGGCCCCGCCAACCGTTGCGGCGGTGACCGCGGCGGTGGTCGTCGCCTTGGGCAACGCCACCAATGGGGCACCGCCTGGCTTGACGACGCCCGCCAGGCGCAGGCCTTCCTCGACCACGTCGGAGCTGTAGGGCTGCACACCATTTTCGTGCTTGATGATCGCCTCGACCATCGGCCGCAGGCGCCGGTATTCGTGGAGGTTGATGAAGTCTTCCGGATCCACGCCCACGGCCTGGGCCACCTGCTGCACGTAGGCGTCGGTGTTGTTCTCGGTGGGCGGCGCCCAGCGGCCGATGAAGCCGCGGACGTTGTGCAGGCCGTGCTTGTCTTGGTAGTTGATCAGCAACACGCACAGGGCGCGGATGCCCCACGCAGGCGTGGAGAAGACCTCGAAGCGCGACTCGGCGCGCTGCGCATCGGTCATCTGCTCGCGCGGCATGCGGCCCTGCCACTTGTTGGTCGGGCTGCGGTCGATGTTGCCCGGATTGTTGTTGCGGATGCCGCGCGAGGTCGCCATGCCCATCTCCGAAAGAAAAGATGGCCGGCGGGCAGACGAGGGAATGCCCGCCGACCTGGTGCACCCCCCACGGGCACACCGAATCGATGGGGCATTGTTGGTGTGCCGCGCTGGGGATTCCTTGAAACCAGTTCAGTGGGCGCCGTCGCGCGCGCGCGGAACAGTGGGCCTCCAAGCGAGGAGGTCCACATGGAAAACCAACATCGGGAAATCGCCGGCTACGGCGAATTGAACGAAGGCGAGATAGCCGGAATCAACCGGACGAAGCAACTGGCCGAGGAAGTGGGTTTACACCTGGACGCTTTGCTCGACGTGCCGGGTATCGACAAACGCGCCCTGGCGATCGCCAAGACCGATCTGCAGACCGGCTTCATGTGGGCTGTGCGGGCGATCGCACAGCCGGGAACATTCTGATCAGCGGCTGGCGGCTGCGCGCGCCGCCGGCTCAACCAGGAGGCGCTGATGGCTCTCCGGATCCAACTCGATTCCCTGCAGCTCAAGGATCCGCTGAAACTTTCCGTCGGTGCCGAACACAAGCACGACCTGCTTGGATTCCGTGCTCGATTTCCCTGTCCACATGCTGGCCTTGGACGCGATGTACTGCCATCGATAGCCGATGGCGCCGCTGCGTCCTACGACCGACGACGCAGGCGGCGTCCCAAGCAAGGCGGTCGCCTCCTGCAGCGTGGTTTTGCCCACCTCCAGCTGCACCAAATTCTTCGCCTCGAAGTCGGCGCCGAGCGTCGCCTTGGCGCCGCAGAGCACGCACAGCATCGCAATAAGCCAGAACATCCTCTTCATCCTGCATCTCCTTGCTGGTTGATTAAGTCTTCTTTGATTTCGTATCCGCCGCGCTGCGCTTCCGGCGCTGCGGCTGCACCACGTATTCCGCACGTCGCTCAGCGACGTAGTTCTCGATCGTCGTGGACAACAGGGAGCTATCCCTGATCGCCATGCCATAGAGCAGATCACGCACGAATGCGCGCTCTCTTCCGGGCAACTCGATCTCCTGGGTCGCCGCAGACGTCTCCTTCAAAGCGCCCAGCCGCTGCTCCAGTTGCAACTCGCCCTCGGATTGAAAAAGAGCGCCCTGTCCAGTGGCGATGTAGTCCCCGCGCACGTGGAGTTTTTCCACCAAAGCCCTGGCCTCTGGAGGGGCCAACTTCTTCACTCTTCCCGACGTGAGGCTCTTGATCCGGTCCAGGCTAACGCCAAGCAAATCAGCCATTTCACGCTGACTCAGCCCCTTGGCGGCCATGACCGACCGAACGAGTGAAGAAACCACACCTAGCCCCTTGCAAAGTGGAAAAATTACACTTAGGATCAATCCCGAAGCGTAACCACTGCGCTCACCCCTCGGGATCAAGGTTCAAAGGATAACAGCCATGCATCACCACGCTCCCGGCCTCGAGCTAAATCGCAAGGTCCGCGCCGCATTCATCGAAAAGGGCACCACGCTCAAGGGCTGGTGCCGGGACAACGACGTGCGTTTCAGCAACGCACGCCACTGCCTGATCGGCACTTGGAACGGCCCCAAAGGCCAGGCGCTGCGCGCCAAGATCATCAAGGCCTCCGGCTTGAGGGCCGCAGCATGATCGCGCCGATCGTCACCTTCGACGGTCTCACGGACCGCGACCTGGTCGGGCTGCGCGCATCGACGGTTGACCAGCTGCAGACGGCGACCGCCGAATGGGAGCGCGTCGTCTCCGGCGACGACCGGCCAGAGGCCACGATGCCGCTGGTCGAAACCATCCACGCCGCCGAGCGGCGCCTGGACCGCATCAACGCCGAGCTGGCGCGCCGGCAGCGCAAGGCGGCTGCGTGATGCGCCTGGCCTGCCGCAACTCCCTCCGCCGCCGCGTTGCTGCCCGCCGCGCTCGCTCTATCGATCAGCACAACGCCGCGATGTGGGCGCGCCTGGACCGCCTGCAGGAGCAGGGCTTAGATCCGGCTGACTGGCTGAGCGAGGCGACTGCATGAGCACCAGCAACCAGCCCACGCGCCGCGCCTTGCGCCTGCTGTTCGTGCTGCAGGGGCACGCCTTCGAGGGCCTGCGCCTCAAGCAAATCGCCGACGCCATCCAGGCCAACCCATCCACAGCACTGCGCGACCTGGAACTGCTCGCCGACGAAGGCATCGCCGAGCGAATCCCTGGCCGCGACGAGTACTGGCGGCTTTCCCCACGGCTGATCCAGCTGGCCCGTGCTCACGAACAGGACCTGGCGCGCGTGCGCCAGCGCCTGGACGAGACCGAACAGCGCTATTCCCGCAACCCCAACTGAGACGAGGCATCGAAATGGCAGCAGCAAAGAAGACCGCAGGACGCACCGCTCTGGCTCCCGCGGAGCAGGTAGGTCCGGAGTTTGTGGGCAAAACCCCCGCCGACGAGGCGCAGCAGCTGGAGGTGCTGCACGAGCGGCAGACGAAGCTGGTGGAGCAGTTCGGCGACGGGCTGCCCTGGCATCCGGACCACTACGAGGCCGCGATCCGCGGCGAGTTGCGCCGTGGCTGCGAGGCATTTTTGCGCGCCGGGCGCTACCTGGTCGTGGCACGCGAGTGCGCGCTGCATGGCGAGTGGCAGGGCATGCTCGGTCGGTTGGGCATGGAGCCTCG